ATATTGCAACATCAGATAAAGTTCAGTTACCTAAATCACCTTTAAATTTCAAAGAGAAGGCTCAGGTAATGAAACAGCATGGTATTACAAATGTTGTTCAAGTTAAGAATCCATATCAATCAATTGAAATAACTTCTAAATATGATCCAGAAACAACGGCAGTATTATTTGCAGTTGGTAAAAAGGATATGGCAGAAAATCCTAGATTCCGAGTAGGAACAAAAAAGAATGGGGAGCCAAGTTATTTTCAATATTATGATCAAAATCAAGGCAATCTTCAATCATATACTAAACATGGTTATTTAGTTGTAGCACCGCATGTGGATATACAAATTCCAGGATTTGGAGAAATGTCAGGTACAACCTTACGTCAGGTATTGGCAACGGCAGATGAAAAAACATTTGAAGATGTTATGGGATTTTATGATGAAATGATTCATAGAATGTTGCGAACAAAATTTTCGGCTGCGTTAGGAGAACGTATAGAAGAATTTGTATGCCGAAAAGATATACCGACATTGTTAAAAGAAATATCAATAGTATTCGGGACTAAATTAGATGTTGATGATGGACCAAGATATTTTTACGGAAGTCAAAAAGCATATGAGTCTTCAAGCAAGCAAATGGCTGAGACATTAGGATATTCCGTAATAAATTATATTATGGATGGAGGGTTATCTGATATTGGTAATACCAGTTTTCCAAATGGACCTGTACCGGGTGTATCATTTTTCCCTGTTGGTAATGCTGGTTCTAAAATGGCTGGTACGGATTACACCGGAGATATAAAAGGTAAGCCGGCTTATAAAAAATGGCAAAAGTATATAACCAATGTTGCTCAAAGAGTTGGATATGAATTTTTAGATTTCCTAGGAGCAGAGGATTCGATTGCCAGCTCTAAAAAAGAACCTAAAAAACAAGAACCATTAGTACAAGAATCATTTTCGAAAGAATGGTGGTCAGTATTAATGGAAGACATTACAGTACCAATTAATATTGGAGATACAGTGTTAGGGGGACGATTTAAAAATAAAAAGGTTGTTGTTAAAACTATTGGTAAAAATGAAAAAGGTGACATTACAATTAATGGCCGACCGTTATTAAAATATAGAATACCGCAACAAGAACCTTTAGAAGAAGATGTATCTAAATACGTAAAAAAATTAGCTGATAAATTCAAAACCTTTCTACAGAAAATGAAACAAGAAGGTCGAGAAACAAAACAAGCCTTTCAATTATTATTAAGAGGCGTGCAAGGCGAAGAGTTATCCAAACAAGAAAAAAAGGAAATTGGAGAACAAATGAAAGACGTATTGAAACTAGCAGGATTTACTGCAGCATCAATACTACCAGGAGGAATTATCTATTTATTATTAACTAAAGTTACAGCATTGAAAAAACATATGGTACCATCAGCTTTCATGAATGAAGGCTTTATTAAAGAGGCGAAAGCCAATACTCATTTAACTCATTTAGAAGAATTGATTTTAACTCAAGGCGAGGCTGGATATAAACAGGCTCGAGCAGTTCTAATCGAATTGATAAAAAACTTAAAAGGAAGTTCAGATGCAAAAGTTAATACCACTGTTAAATGGGATGGCGCACCAGCCATCTTTACTGGAATTAATCCTGATAACGGTCAGTTCTTTGTAGGTACAAAGTCTGTATTTAATAAAGTACCAAAGATTAACTACACGGAAGAGGATATTGAACGTAATCACGGTGAGGCACCGGGTCTAGCGGTAAAGCTAAAGAAAGCATTGAAAGTGTTACCTACATTAGGAATACCAAATATTCTTCAAGGCGATTTCATGTTTGATGATTCCACATTGAAACGACAATCAATTGACGGTGTACCGCATTATATATTTAAGCCCAATACAATTACATATGCCGTTGAAGTTGATTCTGATTTAGGACGTCAATTAGAAAAGGCAGAATTTGGAATAGTTTTCCATACAGCATATGATAGTTTAGATAGTGGAGCTCAATTTGGTGCAAGTGTAGCAAATTTAAAGAAGTCTCCGTTAGTTTGGTATGATGATGCATTCTTTAAAGATGCCACCGGTTCTGTTTTATTAACTGCAGAAGAAGCAAAAAAGGTAGCTGCGTTAATTAAACAGGCAGATTCAATAAAAGTGAATTATGATAAAATACCGTCGGCGTTATTAAATACACATATCAATAACGAAATTAGACGTAATGAATTTCTAGATAATCCTAAAAAATCATATGATGAGTTTGTGGAATGGGTTCAAAGTCGAATTGATAAAAAGGTTGATAAACTTAAATCAGAACGAGGTAAGCAAAAAGCTATAGCAGCTGGTCAACAACAAATTGCAGATATAGAAGCTGCTAAAAAAGATATTCTAGATGCATTTACGGTTACAAAATTATTAGCAGAAGCTAAATTAATTTTTGTTAACAAATATAATAATGCCGTATACAATACAAAACATTTTAAAGATGATGGCCAAGGAGGCTTAGTTGCAACAGCACCAGAAGGGTTTGTGGCTATCGATCGATTTGGAGATGGAGTTAAATTGGTTGACCGATTAGAATTCTCTAGAGCAAACTTTGCAATGGATAAAGGATTTACCAAGTAGCCGTATATTTATATTAAACTAAAAAAGGATAGTATAATGAAAGAATCTGAATTGCGTGCAATTATACGTGAACATGTCAAAAAGACATTGAAAGAGGCTGGTCCTAATCTAGGAGCAGGGGCCTCTGAATTTGAAAGAGGATTAGATAAAGTTGATGATAGAGCATCTAGATTATCTAAAAAACAGCGAATACAAGCGGTAATACCAGTATTGCAAAAATTTGGAATCACATCTAATGATGTTCCGTTAATTAAAGCTGTTTTAGCTAAAATGAATAAAGCTGCCGCCGCTCCCGCTCCAGCTCCAGAACCAGAAGTTGAAGAAAATTATACTGCTGGTGTAGATGATGGAGATGCGGGTAAATCATTAGCCGAAGGTTCATTAGATTCTAAAAGCGAAAAATTAGCAAAAACTGATGCATTTAAAATGTTACAAAAAGCAGTGGATAATAAACCAGCAACCCAGCAAGCTGACTTCGTCATTGATCTTATCAATAAATTTAATTTAGATGATTCCGCTAAACGTAGATTAAAAATGACCATTAAAAATATGGCATAATATGGCAGGTAAGTTACAAAATATAAAAGCAATTAAAGAGATGATTGCCGGGACTCATAAGTCTCAAAACAGAATAGTTCATGGTTATGAAGGAAAGAAAACTATTGCAGATGAAGATGTGATAGAAAGATTTGAAGATGGTAAGCCAAAAGTATGGATTGAAACTAAACCAAACGGAGTCCGAGAACGTGTAGAACAACATAATGGATTTCGTAGTAGAAAGGCAGAAAATAGCGTTTTAGATTTTATCAACGAAGCATTACGAGTACCGGAAACGTGTCCAAAATGCGAATCAAAAATGAAAGGTGTTGATGAAGAACGTTTAAATTTGAAATTTTGGTTTATGAATAAACAATGCTTTGGTTGTCAGTTAAAAGAAGAATCAATGATACGTGCTCAAGGAAAAGAAGCTTGGTCAGAATATTCTCGTAAGAAATTGGCAGCAAATGCAGAATCATGGTTTAAGGATACAGATAAAGAAGTTGAAATAGTTCGCAATTCATTGAAACTTCAATTTGTACAAAATGCAGATGGTGATTTAGCTGAATATGATCAAACCGCATTTTTTGAAAAGTTTGATTCTGACTATAAAAAATTTAAAAAACAAATTTTAGAAAACCTAGAAGGATAACATGGCTAACAAAAAAGTAAACAAAGTCGGCAAAGAATTTGATAAGGTAGTCGATGAAATGAAAAAATTGGCTCCTAAATTTGCAAAAGCAGATGGCGCTGAAAAAGATAAGATTCTTAAAAAATTAAAAGAATTGACTGCCAAGAAAAAAGATCTTAAAGCAGAAATAGAACGTTCAGTAATGGATGCGGAAAAAGATATTGATTTGCAAATTGAAATCAAAGCAATGATCAAATCAGTATTAGCCGAATCACTTAATGAAGCTAGGTCTAACATTATGACATCCTGGAAAACGGGAGCAGATGTTTCCGACACTGTGATGGCGGATATGGAAGACTTTTTAGAGATGATATACAAAGAGGGTAATTATGATACAATGGATGATTTGTACAATACACTTAAAGTATTATCTGGATTAGCTAAAGATTATATGAAATATATGAGATAGGAGCAATTATGGCTACTTTAAAATTAAAAGATTTATTGAAAGAAACTATTGATGATGCAGAAGCAAAAGAGCTTGAAAATGCTATGGGGTCTGGATTCAAAGGATTAGAAGCCGCGTTAAAATCAATGGAAGATGAAGCTCGAGAAGAAGTTGAACAAGTTGATGAATCAATTTTAGAAGGGCGATTAGACGAAAAAGGCCAATTAAAAGAAGAAGTAACTACATTAGCAATAGTAGGTATTATCTTAGCCGCTCCTAAACTAATAGAATTAATTACAAAAGGAATATCTAAATTAATTCGTGTATTTAAAAAAGTAATGGGTAAAGGAGACGGAAAAGAAGACCCGGAAGGCACCGCTGCTAAAATAATTGAATTTACTCATAAATGGCATAAGTCATATATTAAAGCATTGCGATGGATTCTTAAAATTACCGGCGTATTTAAAAAAGCAAAAATAACAGATGATAAAGCACAAATGAAAGCGGCGACATTGCTTTATTATACGATCATCGCTGGGATGGCAGTATATAGCGGAGTAGGTGCAGTACACGCTTTTAAATCGGCGGTGGCATCAGCAGGTTCTGGCGCCGGAGGATTTTCATTATCAGCATTGGAAGCTGGTATGGCAGCTATAAAGTCCGGAGAGGTAGCCGAATTCATAGGAGAGTTAGGCTTGGCTGGTACTGCGAGCACATAACAATTTATGAATAAAGTTACATACATATTAATAGCGATAATAATAATACTAGCAGTAATCGTAGGAGTAATGTCGGTGCGCAAGCCAGTAACAAACGATGCTCGTGAAATACAATATCAGAATCAAATTGATAGCTTAAAAACTGCAATTGTCGGATATCAAGAGCAACGCGAAGAGTTAGATAGTATTATCGCAGTATATAAACAAGACAATATAATTTTAGCATCTAAAATGGATTCCGTTAAAAGTTATATTAGTTGGCTAAAACAGGATTACGATGACCAGATTGATGATATTCTTAATTACAATTCTAACGACCTTAACAAGTTTTTCGCAGATAGATACCCGAGATAGTATAGTATGTTTACCAATTGGGACTGCTAGACTCATTGCTGCAGATTTGTTAGAATATGATAAATGCAAACTAGTTCTCAAAGAATCAGAAGAACTTAATCGTTTGGCAGATAAACGCATTAACAGATTATTAGAAACTATTGTATCATATGAAAATCGATCAATTCTATATCAAAAAGAATTGGCAGCAACACAATCATTATATGACACGTGTGAAGTGCGTAGAATAGAATTAAAAACAGAAGTACAAGATCTAACCATAAAAAATGAACGACTAAAAAAATGGTCAATTGGTTTAGGTAGTGGATTTGTTGCCACCTTAGGTGCATTGCTACTAGTAGTCGCCATAAAATAAATTTGGTTTTTTGAAATATTTTTGTTATATTAAAGGTTAATAATGGAAAAGAAATCTTTAAAACAGATAATATCGGACGAGTACAAAAAATGTGCTGTCGATCCAACACATTTTATGCGTAAGTATTGTGTTATTCAACATCCTACCAAAGGTAAAATGTATTTCAATCTTTATCCATTTCAAGAAGATACTTTGAATTCATTGAAAGATAATCGATATAACATTATCTTGAAATCACGACAGTTAGGAATATCAACTTTATCAGCTGGATATATTTTATGGAACATGTTATTCAAACAAGATTTCAATGTTCTTGTAATTGCAACCACTCAAGACGTGGCAAAGAATCTTGTTACCAAAGTTCGAGTAATGCATGATAACTTGCCTTCATGGCTAAAAGGTAAAACATTAGAAGATAACAAATTATCATTACGATTCAAAAACGGTTCTCAAGTAAAGGCAGTATCGAGTACAGGAACAGCCGGTCGTTCCGAAGCGTTGTCACTACTTGTGATGGATGAGGCAGCCTTTATCGACCGAATTGACGAAATTTGGACAGCGGCGCAACAAACACTTGCAACTGGTGGAGGTGCTATCATGTTATCAACTCCTAATGGTACCGGTAATTTATTTCATAAGACGTGGATGGAAGCTGAAGCAGGAGGTAAATTTAATGGTATCCGACTGCATTGGACAGTACATCCAGAACGTGATGAAACATGGAGAGAAGAACAAACTCAACTCCTAGGAGAAAAATCAGCCGCGCAAGAATGTGATTGTGACTTTATATCTTCTGGACATACTGTAGTTGATGGACCTATCATTCAATGGTATGATCAAACATATGTTGAAGATCCAAAAGAGAGACGTGGATTTGATTCTAACTATTGGTTATGGGAATATCCAGATTATACAAAAGCTTATGTAGTTGTAGCTGATGTCGCGCGAGGCGATGGAGCTGACTATTCTGCATTTCATATACTAGAAATTGAATCAATGACACAGGTAGCAGAATATCGTGGTAAGATAGGAACTACAGAATATGGCAACATGTTGATTTCGGTCGCAACAGAATGGAACAATGCATTACTAGTAATTGAAAATGCAAATATAGGTTGGGCCGTAATTCAAGTTGCAATTGATAAAGGATATGAGAATTTATATTATTCTTACAAGCAAGATGCATATGTAGATGAAAATTTACATTTATCAAAAGGATATGATCTCAAATCCAAATCACAAAAAGTTCCTGGATTCTCAACTACGGCAAAAACACGACCATTAATCATATCAAAGATAGAAACATACTTTAGAGAAAAAGCTCCAATCGTAAAGTCAAAACGATTGATAGATGAATTATATGTCTTTATATGGAACGGTTCAAGAGCTGAAGCTCAAAGAGGTTATAATGATGACTTGGTAATGTCATTTGGTATTGCGTTATGGGTACGAGATACGGCATTAAGATTACATCAACAAGGAATAGATTTATCTAGAAAGGCATTAGGTCATTTAGGCAAGTCTCAAGGAGTGTATACAAATACACCAGGACAAAATATGTCATGGGATTGGAAAGCTGGCAAGGATGACGAAGGCCTGAAATGGTTACTTTAACATATTTATTAATAAACGGAAAATAAAATGGCAGATACTTCATTACAGGCACGTTTACGTAGACTATTTTCAACCAATGTAGTTGTACGACGTGTAGCAAAAAACCGATTAAAGGTAGTGGATGCTAATAAATTACAGTCAACTGGAGCTGTAAGCAATAACAGATACGTAGATAGATTTACGGGATTGCATCGAGGCCAAGCTGGTTATGCAGCATACAATCAAACATATAACTTTCATCAATCAAAATTAGAATTATTTACTGATTACGAAGCAATGGATATGGACCCAATATTGGCATCGGCTTTAGATATTTATGCAGATGAAGCAACTGTACAAAATTCAGAAGGAGATACATTAACAATATCATCTCCAAATGCAGAAATACAAAAAGTATTAAGAAACTTGTTTTATGATATTTTGAATATTGATTACAATTTATGGCCCTGGATTAGAAATGCCTGTAAATATGGAGACTTCTTTTTACATTTAGATATTGAAGAAGATATAGGTATTGTAAATGTGGTACCATTATCATCGTATGAAATAAGACGTGAAGAAGGATATGACCCGGAGAATCCATACGCATATCGATTTGTGTTAGAAGGTACTCATATGTCATATGCAAGTACTCAAAGACAACCAATGCAAACATTTGAAAATTTTGAGATTGCACATTTCCGTTTATTGTCTGATACAAATTTCTTACCATATGGTAAATCAATGATTGAGCCGGCTCGTAAAATATATAAGCAATTAGCATTAATGGAAGATGCGATGTTAATTCAACGTATAATGAGAGCTCCGGAAAGACGTATATTTAAAATTGATGTAGGTAATATTCCACCAGCCGAAGTTGATAACCACATGAATCAAATTATCGGTAAGATGAAAAAGATTCCATATATTGATGATAAGACCGGAGAATACAATCTTAAGTTCAATATGGAAAATATGATGGAAGATTATTATCTTCCTGTTCGTGGTTCTGAATCTGGTACTGAAATTGATACATTGGCTGGATTGACAAATGACGGTCAAATTGAAGATATCGATTATCTACGTAATAAAATGATGGCAGCGTTAAAAATACCAAAAGCCTTTTTAGGATATGATGAAGGTGTTGAAGGTAAAGCCACATTAGCAGCAGAAGATGTTAGATTTGCTAGAACGGTAGAAAGAATACAAAAAATATTTGTTTCTGAGTTAACAAAAATTGCAATTGTACATTTATATTCACAAGGGTTTACTGACGATGATTTAGTTGATTTCACATTGAAATTAGAAAATCCAAGTTTGATATATAAAAAGCAATTAGTAGAATTAATGGAATCTCAGATAGGATTAGCAACTAATCTGAAAGAATCTAAAATGTTTTCTGAACAATGGATTTATGAAAACATATTTAATATGTCGGCTCAAGAATGGCAAGAAGAAAGAGATCGAGTCATTCAAGATCAGAAAGAAGCATTCCGTCGTGAACAGATAACATCGGAAGGTAACGATCCTAAAAAGACAAATATGAGTTTTGGTACACCGCATGATATTGCTTCAATGCATGTTGCAACCAAGACAGATAAATTACCGGGTATGGAACAAGAACATGTCGCTGGCCCTGGAAGGCCTAAAGGGGCAGGAGGTACATGGGGCACACATGCAAGTCCACATGGCCGTGATCCATTAGGAGCAAAAGCATTAGGTGGTGCGTTCAATACTGA